TTGAAAGCAAAAGATAAATCTTATTTATCCAAGGCATATTCTTATTAACTAATTGCAGCTGGTAATAAATATAAGTGATGCCACTATATCTTGCACTATATAAATCAATAATCTTTTGGTTTAAATTGTTCTTCTTGCAAAAAGAAATATAAGCGTTACGCCATACCTCATCCTCATTATTAACGTATGGAACAACAAAATCTATTAATTCGTGTGTTGTGTCTTTCATGCATATATATTATACATTAACAAAACAAAAAGAAAACCCATGATTTTCACATGGGTTTTTTGTCAAATAGTGATTAAACTATCTTGAACCTTCGCCTGTTTTAGAGATAACAGCGAATGGATATGCTTGTGCGCCACGTTTGTAAACGTTGCCACTTGCTTGTGCGCTAACTCTATTCACAGGATTTGGTAAGGCAACGCCTAATCTCATTTTTAAACGTAAGGCAATCATGTCTTGTTGCGCGAGATTATAGAGTTTGTTGCCTGTGGCAGGGTCATCGATTTGGGCTTCTGTTAAGACTTTCATGCTCATTTCTTCACGGAATGAGTAAACAAGATAACGGAAGTCACCGACAATAGCGAATGCAGTGCTACTATCGAAACCACCTGTCATGTCGATATGTCTTGGTAAAGCACCAACTTCGCCTTGGTCACCTGCGAGAACGCCTAATTCTGTGATTGTACCACGGAACGCGCTACGTAATGATGGTGCGCCAAGAATAGCAGTTGGGATGAAACCACTATTTTCAACTAATGCCATAGCATCGCTAACCGCTTTATAGAAAGCAGTACCACTATTGCCATTCCAATTGACAACAGCGTTGGCTGCGGTTGCACCAGCAACGATACCACCCATATTTTCCCATGGGCTATCAACACCGAAGAAAACTGTTGCATCTAAGACTTCTTGGAAAGCACTGATGATATCTTCAGTGATTGTTGGGATAACACTAATACCAAAATCTTCGGTATCGGCAAGTGTTTCTTCACTAATTGGGACGATGCAAGCGATTGTTTCGGCTTCTAAATTAACGCCTTCCCATGCTAATTGGGAAACAGGTTTTCTATTAATTTCTGCGCCTTCGCTATTTGCAGGATTTTGGGATAATTTGACCCAACCTGCTTTTGCTAACGCTGTTAGCACGTTTAATTTGTAGGTTTTACCTCTCATGTCAGGTAATCTTCTACCTAATTCAAGGGCTTTTGAGCGACCTTGGATACCACGAATAATCTCTCTTGAATATTCCACTGGTAATACGACGTTTTGATTAACAATAGCCATAATTTTTTCTTCTCCTTATTTCGTGACTACTTCTTTAAGGAACTCTCCCATTTTTTCATAAGCAACTTGTTTATCATCACTACTTGGTTGTTGTGTTTGACTTTGTTGTTGCACCACTGTTGAACGGGTAGCACCTTTTGGTAAGGTTTGTTCATATTCTTTTTTAACGTCTTTAATTACTTTATCTAAATTACCTTCATCGGCATTAAGTAATCTTGTGTCATTTTTAAAGTATTCTGGCAAACCTTCTTTTGCTAACTTTTGGGCAATTTCGCTAGACTTTTTATAAGCCCTTAATTCGTTCAATTCCTTTTCATTAGCGTCTTGTTGCTCTTTCATTCTTTCTTGGGCAATTTCTTCTGCTGTTTTCCCTGCTTGTTCTTTGGCTTTACGTAAATCTTCGTCATGTTTTTTACGTAGATTTGCCATTTCACCATTGTGTTTAGCTGTTAAACTTTCAGTAACTTCGTTTGCCCTAGCGTCTAATAATGCCTGCAACTCTGCATCGGTTTTTGGTAATTCTGTCATACCTAATTCTCCTCTCTTGGATATAGTGCCAAGGTCACATTTTATTGGCTATCGCCACTCTACTATAAGGTAAGTAGGCAACCTATAACAAGTCTTGCGACTTAATTATCATTTTTCTTCGCTAATATCTTGCGACTTTCCTTTGACAAAATTAGTCATGTTATCCATTTCTTCTTTTGTTTGTGCTTTTTCGTTTTGCCGCTCTAAATTAGTGGGGTTGATACCATTATTATTATCGTTTAACCTTTTTTTCTTGTCAATTACATATTCGTTGTACTCATACATACCTTTTAGGTAATCATCGACATTCGGTATCATGCTAACGCCTTGTAACAACACACGTGGGTTACAAAGACCTGCATTAGATAGATTAACAATAGCATTAATAATATCAATATCGTTACTTGGTAATGTGTGCGAATAAACTAAATCGCAATTATCAAGGTCGAACTTAACCTTTTCAAATAGTGATTTATCATTATCCTTCACAAAGTCCAATGTTAGTTTTAAGACGATGCGATAACCTTGGTTAAACCATTTCGCCTTTTCTCTACAAAGGTCTAATAATGGTTTTGTTTTTGCTTTAAGTACAGGGTCACTAGCGTTTTGTGTAAACTCGGTGCTAGTAAAATCTGGAATATGTGTAATATAGTGAATGTTTTGTTTAATGTTATCGGCTAGTTTTTGAATATCAGTTTGATTTAATGGATTTGATAAGAAACGAGCGTCTGTATTATCGCCTTCTAATGGCAACACTCTATATTCTTTTATGAGTTTGATTGCTTGTTCAGCTTCTTTTTCATTACCTAAACGTGCATTCTTAATGAATAATAAGTAATTCATGATATCATCGACGTTTTGGAAACGATTATTCATGAGTGCGCTATATAAACCAATAAGCACTAATGCAGGTTTACAATCACTAATGCATGCTTTGTTGTTAATAAACTCAACAATTGGGATATCGCTAAATCCATGTTCGGTCACATAAGATAACTCGCTACCATTAATTAAGAACAAATTGAGTGGATAAACACCAAAAGCAATTTTTGTGGGAATGCTAATTTGCCCTGTATAATAAGCATACATTTTAGTTTTTGTATAAATTAAGCAAACATATCTACCTTTTCCAAAGTTATCAACTTCATAATAGATATTAAATGCAAATAAACGTTTCATCGCAACCGAACAATCATAAACGACGTTTGTGTATAATGGGTCTAAACTTCGATAACGTGGGAATGTATCGCCAATTTCATTATATAAGCATAAGAAACCACTACCTGTTATACCCATTTGCAAAGCAACGTCGGTAATTTCTTCATCGAATTGATTATATTTTTGGGTTAATGAAAACTTGCTAATTCTTGTTTTTTCTTTTTCGCTACCATTAGAAACAATATCTGGAACCCTACCAATAAATGTAGATGTAGATGTATCGCATAAAGGTTTTAATAAATCATAAGTTAAATCAAGTTTTTTCAACTTTTTAAGTTTAACAACGTCGACGTATTCTGGGTCATACATTGCTTTTTGATATGCTTTTAAGCGAATATCTTTACCAACCGCGTCTTTATAAAATATTTGATACCAAAAAATACGTTGTACTACTTTATCAAGTCCCACACCCGTTTCAAGTGTTTGTTCATCAACGTTCATTCTAATCATATCTATTACCTCTTATTGCTTTAGCGAGCAACCCAAATCTATTATCGGTGTCTATCTTACCACCATATCTATATTCATAGTTTAGCAAATATTGTGAAGTTGTATCAACAAAATCATCGTGTTCTCCACTAGGAAACTTTAATAATTGTTGTACATATTCTTCTACATTAGGCATGATTTCTTCACATGGGAAATAAATATTTCCCCCTTCAAAATATGGACTAATACTACGTAACCTATCTTCCTTGCTAGTATTTTTTGGGTCATAAGGGACAAATCCACCAATTTCACTACTTAACATATCAATTGTTGCTTGACCATTGGCTTTTCTTTCGATGATTTTTTTATGCAAAAGTGGATTTTCATGACAAATAATTCTAATTGCTTTAATAGTGTCAATAAAGTTTGCTCTTTTATCCCATACTTTCAATAAATAGTGGTTACCACAAACTCGTCCCCACATAGACATACAATATGGGTCATTACTTGTTTTCATACCACCAAAGGTCAAGTCGCACGATAAGACTATTTCTTCGTAACTTGTTGGTTCGCTATTTCTATCGTAGTAGCGAATATCACTACGTTTGATGATATTGCCACCATCTACTAATGGGTCACCTTGGTATAAAGCATTCCACTTTCTAATACCAAGTAGTTTTTTCATACTTTCTGCCCATTCACCATCAAAACCTAGTTCAGGGCATAGTGTTTCGCCAATTCTTCTACCTAATAATTTATCCACACCTTTTTCCCAAATACATGGGATATTAATAACTATCCAATCACCACTTTTTTTAAGTCTACCAATAAGGTCATCCTCATGCCATCTAGTGTGAATAACAATAATCGCGTTGCCTTTACCTCTAGCACGAGTGCTAACACTATCGGCAAACGTATCATACACTTTATCTCTTAAATCTTGGTTATTTGCATCTTCGCCATTCTTAAATGGGTCATCTACGATGACTAATGCACCACCATTACTAGTAAGACCACCTAAAATACCTGTTGATAACATACCACCTTGGTGCTTATCTATGTCCCATAATGTTTTATTGTCTTGACTTTCGCTAATAGTGATGCCAAACAAATCTTGACCATATTGTTTTACAAGTTGTCTATTTTTATTGCCAAACTTTTCTGCAACGTCTGCGTTATATGCTGTGATAATGCATCGTAAGTCTGGATTTCTTCCAATAAACCATGATGGCAACGTTTCGGTCACTGTACAAGACTTTCCGTGTTGTGGTGGGCAACTAATACAAACCTTGACTTTTTGCCCATTCTCTATCTTTTCAACTACGCTTTGACAAATATTACCTAATAAGGCATGAAACTTTGTGACTACATAGTGTGGATAAACATATTTTAGATAATTGATATAATTATCTCTTACTTTCTTTTTTTCTAATTCATTATGAAAAATAAGTTTATCGTGTTCACTTAAACTATTGTAAATATCAAGCACATTTTCCTTGTGTTCGTGTTCTTTTTTAACACTACCTTCGGCTTTTTCTTTAAGGCGTTTTAATTCTTCTCTTTGAGCAAGTGCCTTTTTAGTGCGAACTTTCTTTAATTTATCTTGGTCGATGCCATTAATTTTCGCCATTTATTTCCTCGCTTTTCTTTCTTGCCATCTCAATAAGTGCCTTATCTTGTGGGCTTAAACTATCCACTAATTCTTTCATTCTATCGGTATTATCAGTTTTTCTTTCGCTAAAGTTTTCACTCAATTTATTTTCAGCTAAAAACTTTAAAAGCATAGGATTTGGTGGCAATTCTTCTTCGACTTCAACTATCTTGTAATCTTCACGTTCCACTTTTCCATTTTCATCATATACTTTGTATTTTACAGGAACTTGTTTTTTGATGCGTTTTCCACCAATGGCAGTTTGAAATAATGAACCAGCGACCACTAAATCTGCCATCGCCCTACTTCTATCCATAATTAAGATAAGAGTGGGACAAACACTACAAAGAATAGACCATTGATGCTTGTTTAAGTCTAAATGCTTTCTAATTTCGGCATCCGTTTCACCATTTAATGCCCATCCACTAATATTGGCAAGAGTGGACTTTGAAATAGCGAAGTCTTTTAAATCTTCGCTTTTAGCGATAAGACCATTAATATACTCAATATCGGTCTTTTGAATAAGTTGTTCAGTTGTTTTATCTTTTTCTTTTTTCATAATCAATTCATAAACAAGGTATAAGATGACACAACTAACCTTATACCTTGCACTACTATTATATTAGTTGGGTTTTTCGTTAACAACAACAGGTTTTACTTTACCATCGATATACATTAACTCGACTTTTTTGCCTTCTTCTTTGGCTTTTTTGATGATTTCAACCTTTTCTTTTAATTCTTTTTCTTCAATGTCGCTTTGAGCGATGGCTTTTTCTTCTAATTCCAAGAACTCTTTAAAACCTTCTTCGCTTTTATCCCATTTTTCAATAGTGTCTTTCCTATTAATTGTGGCTACTAAAGTGACAAAAAATGTTTCCCTTTTATTTATAAAAGAATTATATAAACTCACTAATATTTCGTAGTGGTCAATTCCCTTAATAATATCTATCGCACTAGTGCTTTTATCAATGATTTCACGAATTGCTTGTCTTTCTTTACCACGCTTTGCAAGAGTGTATTGGAAGTCCATAATCGCCTTATTTGTTTCAATCATCTTGATAAATATTTCTTTTAGCATCTCTTTTTGAACGCTAATTTTGTTGATTTTCTTGTTTTGTCCCATAATTATTCCTTTTTATTAATTTCATTAATAGTTTTTCTTATTTTTTCGTTTTGATAGTGGCAATAATTGACATAAGAAATGATAGTTATGCCTACTATGAGTGTTAAAATGCTTGAAAGTGTGACTAAAATCACAAAAACCCAAATTGGAATATTAATCATTGTTTACTTTCTCCACTATCGTCCCACCATTTAAACGCCTAAAAGCATTTCTAGTGCCTATTTCTACAAAGTAAAAATCTTGTTTTTGATATATTTTATTATTGTTTTCTCTTACAATCTTAAAATAATCACCATTTTTTAATTCATTATATTTCATCTGCTATATTTATAGACAAACAACTTGTAAGAATTACCGCTAACGTAATATTCGTTATAGATAATACCATTCCTATCATCAAGTAGATAATCATTATAGAATACATAAAAAACATTTTTGGGGTCTACTTTCCATTCCTTATCAAATAAAGTAAAATCATTATCATTGATAATTCCTACATGGTAATAGTTATCATCTCTAATAAACTCATAATATACATTAGTGTACTTCTCTACTTTCCCATTAGTGTCATTCTTAATGATGCTACCACTACAAGAACATAATACTAATGGAATTAATAAATATCTTGATTTCATGTTGTGTCTTTCCTTTCTTATTCATATTATAAAGCAACTATTCTTTACATAACAATTAAAAATCAATATTAAATGTATAAAAACTAGACAGTGTATAAACTTTTAATAAATAACACTCATAGTGTGTTGACAAATATTATTTAAATCTATCATAATACAGACGTTCGTTAGGTTAGCAAAGGTATAGCGTTACTAGATAAGAAAAATAAATTAAAGTAAATTACCTAGTAACGTTTTCTTTTACCTTATCATTGAGTTTTCAAACCTAGAAAAAAATTGGCGGGTAGAAAGAGGGGGTTGGGTATATATTATAAATCCTCTATATCTTGATACCGTACACCCATGAATAATAATAACTATTAGCATGATTGTCTACTATTGATAAGCAATAACTAGTCATTAAGTGTAAAGTAAAAATGCTTTACATGAATACCACACACGCATAATGTATACGTAGTATTTAGCAATTGATTTTAGTTAACATAATCCGCAATCTTATACTTTCTATGCACATATTAAAAGTAAAATAATAGTTATAATATTTAGCGTATAATCAACGTAACGCCTATTTAAAGACCATATAAAGCACGTTTTATATGTGTCACGTGTGTTTCATCGTTTGACTTTTTTTCGTGTCTTAAATCGCCTATTTTAGAATAAACCCCTATTTAGACCATATATTATATATATAGAAAGCATAAGAAAACCCCCACCACGATGGGCGGGGGCTTGGGGGTTGGTTGTTAGTTCTTTCCGTAGTAGTAAAGTCTTAATAGTGGGGCATATAATCCGCCATCGTTCACAAGTAACAAATTGTCTTTTACTTGGTCACATTCGAGATATGCAGTTCGCGTCTTTCCTCTTGGTGATATATAGACCACTTTGGCAAATGGGTGCGAGTGCCTTTTGTTCTCATAAAGAGGTATTGTCCACGAATAGTCCACTATCGCGAGTTCTCTAATCTTTTTCATGCTTTCACCTCTTAATCTTTGTGGGCATTCCGTAAGCGTTAGGGAATAAGCCGAACTTATACGCCCAATCAATATATTTTTGCGCTTGTCTATATGTCATCAACTCGCTTTCTGTGGTGCGTCCTCGTTCTTGGTCGTTGTCTAGGTCGTAAAAGACTACGATATACTCTTTTTTAGTTCTCATAATTCCCCCTATTTCGTAAACCTTGCGAGGGTTGGCGCGTCGTTGTTTTCTTGGTGTTCCTCTTGTTGCATCTTAACCCAATAATCGCGAAGAATTGGCGCGAGAATTAAGCGCAAAAACTCGGCTGGTTTTCTTTGATAGTAGCGCGCTAGTTTTTCGACTTGTTGCGCGGTGTCTTTATCAAGATTGATTGTGTAAGGGTGTGTCAATTTTTCCATGGTTTTTTAGTCCTCTCTTTCTTCGCGTTCGCGTTCCTTTAATTTAATACTAGTTAAAACATAATCCCAACTAGTCCCCCAATGACGAACGCCCCAAATATAACAGTCTAAGACTTCACTATAGAATACGAGTTCGTTCGCATCCTTTAAAAGCCAAAGCGCATTATCACTAACAATAAAATATTGGTAGATTTCTTCATCGTAATGCTCGTATTTTTCTCGTTCTAGTTCGAGTTCTTGTATCTCTTTTTCGATGGCTGGATTTTTGTCTAAATCCTCAAAGTATAAGTCGTTTAGACGTTGTTCTATTTCGTCGATTTTTTCTTCGTATTCTTCGCGAGTGATTTCGTCTCCGTCATAGTAAAAAGTTTCAAAGTCCCCGCTCTCTATATGCTCGAATAAGTACTCGTCAAGTTGTGCGATATTGTTACATAAAACCGCATCAAAACACTTTGACAGAGTAGCATAGTCTAGTCTGCCATTCTCCAAAGCGTAGTCACTAACTTTATGACCACAAAAAGTGTCGTAATACTTGGACGGCTTTTTATTCTCTTTTTCGTAGTCATCGCAAAGGGTGTCGAGTTCCTTTGAGAGTTGTTCAATAATGCCCTTTAATATTTGGACGTTTTCGCCCTGTTTCTTTGCCTCTTGTTTCCATTCTTCTATATAGACATTTTGTGGGCAATCTTCTACCATTGAGAGCGCACTGTCACGCTTTTTACATAACAAATAATTAACGTAATTTAAAACGCTGATTTCTTTGCTTTTATTGTTCATTTGTTCGTTGATTTTTTTTAGTCTAGTCATAATAATAAAATCCTTTCTTTAATATTCAACGCTGGCACGTTCTGGGATTGCATCTTCAAGGTCAAACCCTTTCAAATCTTCCAAGGTTTCCACCAAATATGCGAGCGAATATTCATAATCTGCCCCGTCCCAGTTGTCCCCGTGTTCTTGGCATTGTTCAATAAGTGCCTCGCACTCTTGTCTAATCTTGTTTAATTTGGTGTTAATTTGCCATGCTTTTTTTACGATTATGTTTTGGTGGTCTTTGCTTGTCATTCCAAGGACTAAAACTTGCCAAACTTTCCCCGCGATGAAATCGAGTTCTGTTTCGTCCCCATATTTGCGAAAGCCCTCGTAAATATCCCTAATTTCTCGACCTTTTAAAATGTCCCTGTATTGTTCGCAAGCGTAATCCATAAACTCTTGCTGGCTTGGTATTTCCTCGCCTCTTTTTTGGCACTCGTTGAAATAGTCGCGAGCGTTGTCGATTGCTAATTCTTGAAAGGCACTAGAAAGGTCATTTTTTAATGCCTCGATTTTGTTTTCTTTTGTGTGTTTCATGGTTAAAATGTACCTCTTTCTCTTTCTTAATAGTCCATATCTTCAAGGGCGGAAATAATGCTCTCTATTTCGTCCGCTTTTTCCTCGATTTCGTCCGCTTGGGTTTCGAGTTCGTCCGCTTGTTCGTCTAGTAGGTCGGCGTTATTATCCAACCATTCTTGGCGCTCTTCTTGTTGCTCGGTCAATTCGTCCTTGTTTTCGTATGGTTCAATGTCGGCACTTTCGTCCCTCATTTCTTCCGCTAGGGTTCTTAATTCATCTAGCGCCATTCTTAAATCGTCCGCCTTTTCTCTTAATTGGTCGGCTTGTTGTTGTAAAATTGAGCGTTGTTCTCTCGCTCTTGCTTTGGCTTGATTTTTTGTTAGGTTTGCCACTGCCTTTTCCTCTCTTTCTTAACCCCTTCGGGGTTATTTCTTTTTCCCCATCATCGGGGGCAGTTATAGTATCGCATACGCAACCTTATATTTCAATATAATATTAATTTTTTTAATGTTTTTAATTTTATAGGGTAGGTCTTGACCTTGTGCGACAATGGAAACGAGGACAAAACGCCAATTATGACCATTAGGAACACAACAACCCCAAATTATCGCATGATTGTCATGATTTCAAAAGTTGCCATAGTAGGTTAAAAATTGAACATCGAAAAAACCACTGAAAAAAACCCCAAAGTACCAAGTTTTCCATCGTGAAATTTGGTTCTTTTTTTTGTGTGAAAAAATCTCATGGATTTTGTTTATAATTGCATCATCGTTATTTGAAAATAGGGGGTATCAAATGTGCGCCACGTCACACTTTTAGGCATAAAAAAAGAGTGGCGCGTGGGATACCCCAAGCCCTAACCACTCTTTAGTTCAGGAGGTTTTAAAATGTTCCAAAAAAGATTTAACATTTCAACCATCTGTAATATATCAAACGTGAATTAATGTTTCAATAAGATTAAATATCTTTTTCATTAGGGTAAAAATCTCTTACTTTGCATCGTAATGCTTTCGCTAACGCTATCAATGTTCCTAATTTGGCTTGTAACGGCGCATTTACGCCTGTTTCAAGCGCGTTTATTGTCATCTCGTTTATTTTACTTAACATGGCAAGTTTGTGCCTAGAATATCCCCTTTTTAATCTTATCTCTTTTAATGTGTCTAATTTGGTGGGTTCTTGTGGAAGTAAAATCTTAAATGTCTTTGGATTTCCTTGCTCGTCAATCCCATCCACTATTTTATATTTTTCCATATCTTTCTCCTTATTTATTATTTACGAAATCATCTAAGAAGTTAAGCATCGACTTTTCTTGTTCTTTTTCGATTTGTTCATAAATCTCATTGTCCATTTGCTTAATGTCCATCGCCTTTGGAACGTACCAAGGTTGTAATCCCATCGCGTAGAAAGTTGATTTTGTCCTATTGTTTTCTTTGGTTATTCTAAACTTTCCGTAGAATGTCGCCAATTGACCGACTTTAAGAGTAAGCAGCTGCCTTCTAGCATGATTGTATTGCACAAATGTTTCGCGATAGTATTTAGCGCCAAAACAAATGTACAATAAGTCAAAATTTTCGCCTTTGATAATTTTAACCACGCGACCCACACCTAAACACCATCTATATTTATCATTATCTTTGCATTTGCCAAACACAAACAATGTTTCATTTCCAAATGCCCTAACAATATTCTTCACATTTGGGGTGGCATATTCTCTTGGGATGGGGTCTAATAATGTAATTTTTGGCATCTCGCATCACCTTCCAATCAGTTTATTTCTTCCTTCCGTTCGCTTAACCATTTGATGAACACTTGCAACTTGTGTCTTATGTAAGCACTAATCATTTTCCAATTCCTCTTTCGTTAATGCCCAAGTTTTGCCATAGTCTTTCAACCAAATATGGCTATAAGGACGATAATAGAAACAATATGTGCTTGTTTGTTGCCATTTCATAAGATGAACTGTGAAATGCTTTGAAACGCCCTCTTTAGTCTTAACATAAACGCCATTTTTTAATGCTTTAAACAAAGTAACCAAATCAATTCCTAATTCTTCTTCAATGTCTTCTAAATCACTTAATTTTTTGACTATCTCGTAGCCATTAAAACCCTCTAATATTTGATTTTTATTTGTTAATCTACTCATTTTCTAACCCTTTCTTAATAAATGCTAATAGTTTATCTTTATCTACTTTTAAGACAACTCCATTAATTTTAATTTGTATCTCATTAAAATTATCTAAATCTATGCAAAGATTATTTGTTGTTCTTATTAATTTGTCTTCAATTTCCATTTTTCCAGCCACTCCTTAATTAAATTAAACTCGGTTTCATTTTTAATTGTTATCGCAAAGAAGTGCAATAAATCGGTTTTATTTATCTTCTTAATGATTTCCAAGATTTCAAGGTCTTTTTCAATGATGTCAAATTGTTCTCTATTATATAGCGTGAAAAAATCATAATAAGTATTTTTAATATCTTTCAATGCTTCTTTACTTGTCATAGTTGAGCCACTCCTTAATTAAATTAAACTCAGTTTCGGTTAATGGCTGCATTCCTTTGTGTTCTTCAACAAACCAACGGCAATAATCTTTATAAGTTTCACAAATTGCAACCAAACCAACATTTACTCTTTTCTTCTTAATGATTTCCAACACTTCAAGGTCTTTTTTGATTAAACTTTTTGCTATATCAATGCTTATGCACATTGTTTCATTTCCTTTTAGAAATTCTTTTGCATAATGTTCCATTAATGATAATGCTTGTGCTTGTTCAATATTCATAATCTTTCTCCTTTGTTAAGTTTGTCACAATAATATTGCGCATCGTTAAATGTATCAAATCTCATTGTGTAACCATCGTTCCAGTGTTCCCACACTCTTGTTTCTTTGTTGATGATACCATAATCGCTAGTGCCATCGCCAAATCTTACTACATAGTATTTTTCTTTCATATTAGTTCTCCTTTGGGTTAGTGTCTTTTAACTCTTTGATGATGGTGTCCCATTTATCTTTCCAGTTTTCTTTATCTTTATTAATTTCTATATCTTTTAAAGTTTCATTTACTTTAATTTCCTTTACTTTAATTTCTTTTCCTTTAAGGTTTTCCTTCTTAATGTTTTTCCAATTATATTCACCATTTTCAAGTTCAACCTTTGAAAGATAAGAAATATAGTTAGTGGTCAAAAAACTTTGTTCTTTATTATGCATAAACCAATGTCTAACAAGATAAGTGTTGTTTCCATGATTATCGCTAAAAGAATAAATAAATCCTTTGTCGATTAGTTCTTTGATGCTATCCACATATTTATATGTAAATAGTGTGTTTTCAAAGTTTTCTTCGCATTCATCCAACTCTTTAGCAAGTTTATCACCATTACCCACAAAACCCTTGTCATCTGCATTCACTAGAAACATGAAATATAGCAATTTGGCTTTGTTAGATATATTATCGAGAAAACCACCAACATTAAGAAAATCACAATTAATTAATCGTTGTTTGATGGGCATATTATTTTTTCTCGCTTTCCAAACAAAGTTCATCAAATTGTTCAGGGGTCATGGCTTTGATATAATCCACCACTTCTTGTTCGTCGCATGGGACATTGGGACAACCGATGCTAATATCATCCATGATTTCGTCATCAATTCTATCGAGTAATAGTTTAATGCCTTGTAGTTCCATCCTAGTGAGCATCTTGCATTGGTAATTATATAAACCTCTTGCCAATACTTTTTCGCGCTTTGTGTCTAGTTTTATAAAGCATCCATCTTTCACATAGAAATACGCTAATGTTTTGTCACAATTGCGACCACCATATTCTTTATGGGATAAACGATAACCATTAGCAATTAAACGTTTTTCTAAGTCTGTTACTTTTCTCATTTATTCTTCCTCTTTTACTTTCATTCCCCAAAATTCATCTAATCCAAGGGAATAACTTTTGTGCTTAGTCCAATAAAAATAGATTTTATTATTTGGCAAATCGTAGTTAACATAATCGATGCCATTAATAGCGATATTTCGTTTATCGTTTTTGTAAATAATAATTTTCATCTTTTTGTAATCACCCTACCTTTCTTATGGAATGGGTCTTTCATCTTGCCACTTTCCAAATAAATTGGCTTTGGTGGTTTAGGTCTATTCCTTTCAAACTCTTGGTAATCCTTGCATTCACCGTGGCAAAAAGCGTGACGTTTGTTACAATCTTTGCATGGGTGTTTGTTTGGATTATAGTTCATAAATAACATGTCATTAATGCTCATTATTAATCCTCACTTTCTTCATTAAAACTAAATAAATCCATTTGTTGTACAACTTCTTGTGTATCTTTTTCTTGCGCTTTTGTTTCGTCTAATTCCATGAATGCGCCTTTAATATCCATGTCATAACGTGTGTTGTCACCTTTAGGATAAGGCAAACTTTCAACTAAAATCTTTTTCAAAATTTGTTGTTTTTCTCTCTTGTTTTGAGCGATGATTTTATAATAACGCGATTTTGTTTCTTTATTGATTTTACATACATATCTATCTCCTAATAATTTTTGGCAATATTCGACGCTACCACTACCATATCGAGAATTAAGCACACGCTCATGAACACGTTTTCCATCAATATAATGTTCTTTAACTGGTCTACTTTGTCCATAGTAGGTAAAACCACTTGCTTGGTAACAATATCTGTGATGACCGACAGTATTATCGGCATAACTAATAACAACTTTAATATTTGGCATGTTTACTTTTAACCAATTCAACGCCCTCGCAATACAATAACTTTCTAGGTTCTTTGGCTTGGGTTCTAAACTAACCATACGCGCCAATTCAAGTGTATTATCATTATTTCCACCTTTCATCACTTGTTGCGCCATCTCTCTACCTGCGCAATAATTAAACACAATGCAATTAACCATATCTTGTGTTCCTTTAATATATTCACCGATAGCGATTACGATGCGAGAACATGTTTTGGAATAGTGATAACGTTTAATAAATGTTTTGGCAAAAGTTTCTTCACATATTCTTAATTCAAGGTCTTTTAACTCATACATTCTTTATCACCTCTACTTCCATCGCACAACTTAATAATCCATCTTCTTCAATAATGGTCATTTGGTTGCTACTTTCACCGATTATTTGTTCGTGTTTCAAATCTAGGTATCTATCATAGATGGCAATTTCAATCCCTTTATGTTCTAATTCAATAAAAGCGCGTTCTAATGCTTGTTTTGACCCATCTTGGACAAATATACCATTATCCTTTAAAACTTGTCTTAAATGGGTTTCTATCGCTATTTCTAGGACTTTTGTTTCCTTATTCATAAAATTGTTGATGGCTTTTGCCCTTTCATAAGTGGAAAGACCTCTAATGTCTTGACTTAAAACAAAAATAATCGAGTTTTCATTTTCGCCTTTGTAGGTATTAATCACTAATTCTTTCTTTGCCATAACTTTCTATAAATGCCCTTGCTTTGCTATCTTCATCGATGACATTACCTTTTCTATCGATTGTTTGGCATTGTCCATCGCGTTCTACTTTTTTAAGATATGCCCAATAGCGCATCAACCTTGGTTCTAAATCATTCCACAATTTGTTAATAAACTCTTGGGTTTCTTCCATGTCACCAATCCAGTATTCAAAGTTTTTTGAGATGATTAGTTTGTCAGTTTGATAGGATAAGTTAATATCCTTAATATCATTCCAAATCGCACTACAATGGTCATGGGCTTTTTCGTCATCGTTCCATTCATAGCCATAATCTTTTAAAGCATCGTAGATTTCTCGTTGACTTGTTTTGCGCTTTCCAATGAATGAGTTTTGTTTGACGAGATTTAATAAAGCCCATTGTCTTGGGGTTAATTTGTTCTCTTTGTGTTTCTTGTCAAACATGTCTTGTAAGTCATTTTCGGTGACTTTTTCGCTTTCTAAAAATAAATCTAATTGCTCAACCATTTTTTAATCCTCGCTTTCTTGTAATTTAATATTAAGAGATGGTTTTAAAATCATTTCATAAACTTGTGGATACAAAACTTTTACTTTTGTGTTTCTTTGCAGCTGGCATACACATGATATAAAAGTTACATATTCCAATTCCTTAAATTGCGCTACTAATGTAGGCAAATAAGATATGAGATTAAAGGTTTTCATGTAAGCAAAACCATTTTCATCTCTAAAGAATTGAGCGATGATAATGGACGCGCTTTCACGCCCACTATCATCATGTTTAATAATCTTTGGTTTTGATAAAATCCATCCACTCATATAAGCAACATTTTGATAAAAGTTTTCGATGCTTAAAGCGTAATTGGATTTTCTTACCTTATCAATGATGGTTCTATCTAGGTTCATCGTTATCGCCCACCTTAAATACTTCTTTGTAGTTAAGCACTTTGTCTAACTTTTTATATTTTCGACAAATAGGACATACGCCACAACCTCTAGGTTCGATAATGCCTTTTTTAATAAGGTCAAATCGCATGCTTTTTTCCACAACTTTTTCTAACTTGTTAGCAAGAATATCGTTTGGAATATTAATGATGGCTTTGTCAGGTTCTTCTTCTTTACTTAAAGCGTTAATGTTGAATGGCAAATCCTTATTGCGATTAATTGCCACCAATTCCTTATAAATTGCGCCTTGTAAATCGTATTCATAGGCATCGATAAAATTAGTTCTAATGTTGCGCCCATCTCTTTCCACCCAAACAGGTTCATAGATGCTTGCAACAAGTTTCAAATCATCAATGCCATCATCGTTAAGAAAATCGATAGCGCCTTTATATTTGACACCACCAATAACACCCACTAAAATCGCTTGCTTTTCGCCTTTGGTTCTTGACATAAAAAGTTCATCGTTTTCCGCGACCCTGATGCATTCTTCAACTTTCTCGAAGTCTTTAAGTAAAGTTCCGTCCTTCTTGAAAATCTGTGGGTTTTCTTGCTTGTATTCTTCTAAACGATTAGAAAAATAAGCATCGATATATCCACCCATTAGCATGGGTTTTGTTTTTTCTTCAAGATATTCGCCCTTGGCTTTCATAAGACCATAGAGTTCGCATTTCTCAAAGTCTTTAAATTGACTAGCGCTCATGTATTCCATGTTCGCATCGGTGGAATAATAATTGTCTAAAGTTAATTCTAAATCCATTTCTAATTCAATTGGATTTCCTTTTTCATCAAAGCCCTTAATCACTTTCTTATTCATATTCTATTTCTTGCCCTCAAACAACGCCCTAACTTCTTGCCCTTGTGTAAGTGTTAATTCCTCAATGGTTTTTGCACCATATTTCTTTTCAAGGTGGGCGAAAAACTTGTCACGGCTTTCTTGCCTTGTGAATTGCGCAACATAAGACCTAATGATTTCTAAATCGTTCATATCAATACTTCCCTTTGTTTCATCAACGTTAGGAATATCGTTTTTTGGTGTCAAATCGCCATTCTCCGCGACTTTTGTAGTTTTGCCATATAAAAACACTACTTCTTTGGTTTTATCGTTTACAATGATTAAATTGGTAATACGCTTATTGGCATCGTATTCAATGTTCTTCACAGAGTAATGGTCTTTAGCATCGTTTTTGCCATTATCGATATTCACCCAAATCTTTGGCGAGTAATAGAGTTCGCGACCAATACCTAAACAAAAACAGGCTCGTTTAAAACTATCGCTTAATTCGGCTTTGATTTGTTCGGCATTGAAGTCATCATCGCCCCCATTGTCTTTCCAAATCCATTCGTTTCTTTCTTCGTTATAGATGCCCACACTACAAACCATAGTGTTTTTGACTTGGTAATATTTGCATTGCCAATTGTATGCACCTAAAGTTTCATCAAGGATTGTTTGGTCAACCCTTGCATTCTTATAGAGTAAAAGGAAAAATCCATTACCACTCTTGGCAACGTTTCCAACCCTACATTCAATTTCGTTTGCCTTTAAAGGTCTAAAGTTTAATTCTTTCATTTATTATTTCCCTTTCTAATTGTTATTATAAACATTTCATCGCGTTCAACCATGATGGCATCGCAACCATAAACGTGTTGATGCCTAATGTTATAACCATTTTTGTGCATTTCTAATCTACGCTTGCTTTCTTCTTGCGCAGACTTTTTATTAGTGAAAACTTTTGTTTCACATGTGATTTCATCTTTGACAATCCACTTCATCGTCAACCCTCAATTACATGTTATAAATTGTGTTGACTTGTTCTAATGGGATATCAAGATTGATATTTGGTTTCATTCCCATGTTCTTATAGAGATGGAAACGTGATTTACCACCAAAACCAACGTCATTAACGCCAACCCAACCTTTGATATCGTCATTTGGCATCTCGATGCTTGCCCATACTTCAAAGTATGTGACTTCTACTTCATCTTCACCAAATGCTTTTTTCAACTTTTCGATTGTGGCATTTGCGATATTTTTTTGCTCGCGTGTTTCAATTCTTAAACTAAAATAAACCATTGTTTTACCTCACTTTCCCTTGTTACCAAATGCCTTTTTATATTCCTTTTTCCAATTTTCGCCATTAGATACCACTAAAAACTTTTTATTTTTAGAACAAGGCATTTTATTAACTTCTTCTTGGCATTCGCGCATGGTCTTGAAATGTTTGGCTTTGCGACCATCTTGTGTCCATATTCCACCATACCCCAAGACCATTTCCGCTACCTTGTCATATTGGTTAGATAAAATCCAACCATCATCATTAATTAATAGATAATATTTTTTAGATTTCATCTTTCTTCCAACTTTCTTTTGGCGTTTTCATATCTTTCTTGATATTCTTTTAATCCAAATAATAACCAAGGATTACATTGCGAATAAATTAGTCGCATCGTGTTAAGGCAACCAACAATTAAATTATCGTTTTCAACTTGCCCATCTTCGTAATCCGCTAATGCGCCATCTAAGTAGTTTTCCATGACCGCAATTGCGCCACGGAAATCATCTAAATCTAGGTATTTTCTTGCCATATTATTTGCCCTCTTTCTCGACTTTAATTAAAGCATTCTTGAAAGACAATCGTAAAACCTTTATCTTCCGCGTATGCCCTTGCATATTGTTCCTCTTTAAAATAATGTGGAATGCATCTTTCTTCATCTACCACAACCCAATATTCTTGGTCATCTTTTGGGTTGTAAACTTCATGATATTTGTTCATAGCGATTATCCTTTCAATTTGGTTAATTCTTTTTCCATAGCAATAAGGTTTTCAAGATATTCCACAAAACGTTTTGCGCTTGCTTTCCAATCTTTTCGATATTGATATTCTTTATCGCCTACAAAAAACTTAAAATGTTCATTGTATTCACGTATGCAAGTAACATCATATCCTCTAGCAATTAGAATGTCGCAAACCTTTGCAAATCTCTTATGCCCAATTTCGCTATCATGTAATTCATCAATAGTTCTTAATTTCATAATCTTGCCACCTGGGAAATCATTAAAACGTCGCTTGGTTTAACTTGTTCCATCATGCCACCATCGTAACCAACCCAATACTCATAATCGCCATCGCGCATCGTATTGCTATCACGATAATAGCGCCAAACGTAACCATTAACCTTGCGACCATTCTTTAATGTGATTTCCACCTCAATGTCTTTATTAGACCAATTGTATAACTTTTTCATGTTACCACCTTTCATCAATCTTGACTTTATAGCGACCACGATATTTGTAGACTTTATAGATTGTTTGCCAATCCGTATCGTCATCTTCTTCGTGTTTGCCGATGCGATAATCCCATTTGGGTTCATCTTTGAAGTCTTTGTCGGTTCTTTTGTAATCAAGCACCATCATGCATGCGCTTTTTAAATCTAATAAAGGATTACCGAGCGCATCTTTTTCAACTTCTTCAACGATATTGTCGCAATCATCAAGAATGATAACAGAGTAGTAAGTTTTAACAATATTTTCTTTTCTATATTCTTTCGCCATATTAATTCTCACTTTCTTAATTCGAGTTCATCTAAATAATTTTCCCTTTGTTCAATATCTTCAATATAACTATTATGTTTTGCCCTTAATTCATAAATGTCCATTTTGTTGTTATAAATGATATTGATGGAATAATCATTGAAAATAAAAGGTGTAATTTTAATACCACAACATATAACTTGTGTTTCTTTTAGTTTAAACTCTTTTTTTAAAACGAAATATTGTCTAGGCGTTAACGTTAAATTAATAATGTCAATTTTGCTATCAAAACTTCTATAACCATTTTTATTAATGAAGTTAATGCGCTCATCGATTTTTTCATTTAATATTTTTTGTACTAATCCCATAAACTTTACCTCGCTTTCTTTTTTGTTTGACCTTCAATTTTAAGGAATGTTCTTTGCTAGTGTCTACCCCCTAGGTAGTTCGCCAGCTATTGCCCCAAACATACAAATTGCAAATTGGTTTTAATTTCCAAATAAAAATGAGATTTTATATTATCACCCAAAAATCTCAATGGGTGCGCTTGTCATATTCAGTTTTCAAAGAACATTTTGTAGTGGTTGCTTTAGGGTTTCCACCAACCCAACTTTTAATGTGGTCACTATTATTCTAAAGGAAAACATTTTATATTGCAATAGAAAATTAACAAAAAATAGTTTCTATTTTTAGCGCACACATAACATATATACGCGCGTAAAGAAAAATCGCATGATTGTCATGTAAAGCATTTTTGCTTGACATCACTATTAAAATGTACACCGAAAATTAAAAATAAAAAAATGGTCAAGTCCCATATTTTTTGAAAAGAAAAAGTCATGCTACCATCATGACTATTTCCAATTAGAAAGTGAGGACTTAATATATGCGAGCAATAGCATACATAGGCATTATATAACAAAAGAAAAATGCTTGCAACCACAACAAGCATTTCTTGAATATGACATTTAATGCGCAATCGTGAATAGCATGTCATCACTAATCACATGATTAATATACTATTGTTGAGTAACAATTGCAATTGGTTTTTCAAATGTATGTGTTGCTTTATCTTGTTCTTCGTAAGGACTTACTATATACATTCCTTTTTCGCATCCTGTGGTAAATCTGCGTATGCACTCTTTTTTTGTCTTTAATAATGCCACTTTATCTTGAACAACAAAGTTATAGTTTGTATATAGTTGTAAGATGCCAAATAATACCCATAATGTGACTTGCATTGTTGCGCTTATAAAAGAACCCCAAGACCAAGAGTTTATGAGTGGCATAAAGTAAACCCCTATCACTGCCACTAAAGTCGCGCTAATCGTGTTTTTTGCCACGTTTTTCTCACGTTGCTTTCTATCGGTAATCTCTGGTTTTGTATCTTGGTCACTAGAGATGGAATATTGCGAGAATAAATTAAGTGGATAAATCTTAACTTTGATGCATTTATCAAGAACATTTTTTTGTTTCTTATCTAGCAAATTATACTTCTCGATAGTGCCAATATAATTTCCATCTTTGTCAAACCATTGGTCATATTTTAATCGTGCGCCTTGTAACTTTTGTCTACGATAATTTCTTTTCTTTTCAATTTCTTCACATTGGTAGAAGTTATCCACTCTTTCCATATATGGATTAGCAGTGTTACATGCTTGGTTATATTTATCTTCTTCTTCTATCCAAATACGTGAATTATAACCACGAGAAAATCCATTTTCACCTAGTGCTTGTTTAATAACAACGCCACAAATAATACCCATTATGGCTTCTGCAATCAAAACCAATGGATTAAGATTTGTTGGCTCTAATGTAATCATTTGGTAGAAAATGTAGGCAAGTGCTACAATTACCACCACAAAGTCCATAGCAATACTTTTAATATATCGACTAGTTAGACCTTGCAATTCTTCTAACTTTTCATCAATGTTCATTTTGTTGTGTCCTTTCGTTGTGTCTTTTTATTTTTAGAACTTAACGTCATTAGTTTTTTTCAATTCTTGTTCAACTTCCTCTTTAATAACATTTTGTTTTGCTTTATTAATTGTATCTTTATAAGCATCGGCTTTTGTTTTAAAGTTTTTGCTTGTTAAATCTAATCCAAATGCAGTTAATAATCCTAATCCACCAAATAACATGATGGTGCTAATTTGTGACATAATATCGGCAAGTAACATAAACACAAAAGTAACTGCAAACCATCCTACTATGAGTGTTATATATCCACCTGTGATTTTTTCATCTTCTTTCTTTTTAGTGACAAGAAATACTGCGATGCCCATTAGCGCTAATGCTAATGTTCCACCTAAACCGACTTTCCATCCTTCTTCGTTATAAAACCATTCTTGTGCATTCACACAACCAAGAACAATAAAAGGTGTAAAGATAGCAAGAAACTCACTAACAAAGGTTGTATATTGTAAAACACGATATTTCGTTACTTTTTGATTAGCAGTCAACGTTTTCTTTGCCATAGTTTTCTAATTCCTTTCCAAAGTTTTTAATCTTTTGGTTAGTGGATAATTCACAAAGACTAATTAATTGTTCTTTCGCTTTTCCTTGCTTTTCTTCAAACTCATTTAATTTATTGTTTGTTTCTTGTTTAAACTTTTCATTTTCTTCTCTTAATTTAGCATTCTCTTGTTTTAATTCGTTTATGGCTTTTTTACCAAACTTACTAGCAATAAAGCATTTCCAAACAAACACTAATAATGCCAATGTGGTGATGCCGACAATTGGAAGTGGTTTATTTAACCAATCGATAACTTGATTAATCCAATACATTGTGCCATCTTTGTTTAAAATAAAAGACAATAAAACATATAAAGCGAATGCCACTAATAAACCTAGTGCGATATACTTAAATACCTTTTTCATTCCTATTCCCTCACTTTCTCTAAAATCGTCATGTATTCTTGTGGTGCTTTGTCTAAATCTAACTCGCAACCATTGAAGAAATAATCAAACCACATTTTTTGAAACTCGTTATCGTTATCTAGTAAACCCCTATCTACAAAGTTATCGTAAATTGATTTTGCTAATAACAATAACTTGCTTTCAAGTCTTTGTAATCTTCTTTCGCTAGTGCTATGTCTTGTTTCATCAAGCACTTTGTTATTATGTTCGCATGCTAATTCTTTCTCTTGCTCATTGAGTAACTTATTGTATTCTTGCTCATCAACATTTTTAACCAAAGCAACCCTATGACCATTAGTAGAAATAGCGATTAGTTTTCTATCTTTTGCCATACTTCAATACCTCTACACATTATAGATTATAACAAATGAACATTGAAATAAACAACTTTGTTTATCAAGTACCATAATAAAAGGGGTTTTTAAGCCCCTTAAATTACTTCTTATTCTTAAAGTATTCTATTTGTTGCAACCTTGTTTGTGCTTGTGATTTGGTAGGGTATGTCTTTGATAATGGCTTTCCACTTTCGCTATAAACTTTATAGCCACCTTGTACTTTCCTAATCATCTTGGACTTCCTCGTATTCCCTAGGTTCATCTTTTAGTTCAGTTGCCTCGCTATAAATCTTGTCATCACCTTTGACTTTGAGTTTACCGCTATCGGCTTTTACTAGGTAATAATTACCTTTGTCAATTTTATGTATCATAAATTATCTCTCCTTAAACATTATATGAGACTAATAAATATAGAACAGCGTTATTAGGAATAGTTGAATATGAAATCATTGAACCACTAGTCCCAAACTCTATAATACCATCATCAGTACCGCTAGATAAAATAATTGCTTTTACTAGGAATGCTGCTGACAAGATTGTCCCACTTGGTAAAATAGCAATTTGTGTATTTGATGGAATATCGCTACCAGTTGAATTCTCTAATTTTAATGATAGTATAACTTGGCTGCCGATTTTAACTAATTTGCAATATGTTTTAGTCAAACTTTGTAAAATGGTGACTTCAGAACTTAAATCTTCTTGCTTATAGTAACCTTTGCCATTCAAGTATGTATCAAGGTCGCTTTGGCTTGTTTCCGTTGATAACACTTTATTAGCACTACCATCTAACTCATTAAACAAACTATCCAAGAACGCTTTGTAATCAACTGGGTAGAAAATCAAGTTGCCTTGTGGAACACCATTAGCACCAGCAAAGTCCATAGAACCAAAGTCATTAATAGCGACATTTTCGGCAAAGGTTGTGCCTTGTTCGGTTGTTGGTGTGGCTAATGCATAATGCAATGTTTGACCTGTCATTTTTGTAGTTAAAGCACTTGCATCTCCGTTTAATGTTTCGTCAACGATATATAAACGACCACCAATAATGCCTCTTGTATGTGGTGGATTGTATTCGCTATAACCTAATGGATAATATGAATAGCAAGACATCAAAACCTGTCCATCGGCAAAGCCACTTAAAACATCAGAATAAAATTGTTTGTTATTGCTGTCATAAGTGAAACTCAATTCGTTTAATTGATTATTAACACCAACTTTTCTTGTAATTGTGCCATCTGGTGTCTTGGTATCTTTCACACTACCAGCACTACGCAAGGTTTCTGTGCCTGTATCAATGTTGCTTAATTCTTCGTATGGGTAGTATTGGTCATAACCACTTTCTCCATCGTAGTAGAGAGAAATTGTGATGTCGTGGTTGTAGGTAGTGCCATAAATATTATTTGTGCTAAATCTCATATAACAAGCATTAGATGGAGATGTTTGAATAGCATTATAATAATCGCCAACACTAATAAGGTTTTTGTCTTTGTCATACCAAGCAATTCTAACACCATAGTTTGAAACACTATAACCTGTGTAGAAATAATAATCAGTGTTTGGAATTACTTTAATATGGTTTGTTGATGCAATACAACCATAACCGCTACCTGAAACACTACCATCGTTTAGGATAACACAACCTTCACTAGCAACTTCGTCCCATTGGTTTCTACCAATTGCCTTTAAGTATCTACCATCAGCGTTTACTAATGTGCCTTCGTTATATGCTAAACTGCCTTGATAATAACGGAAGAAATCTTCTGGGTGGCTTAATAAATGACTTGGAATAGCATCATTTGTGCCAAACCATTGTGTAAGGTCGATTACATTATATTTAATAGTCGCATTACTATAAACTGCACCTTGACCTATTCCTAATCTTTGATATAAATAATTATTTTCAGTGCAAGTCCAAATAGTTGGTTCATAAAAATCTCCATAAGGCGCACTTACTGTAAAGAATGGTCTTTGAAATTGTGTTTTTCCACTGAAATCTTGGTTGCTTTCAATAAATAGCAAATACTTATGACCAACAACAAAAGTAAATGGTGCTGAACCTTGTATGTTTTTATAATCAGTATCATTATAATCGCTTGTTCCATTTGCATAAATCAATCCATTAGAGCCACTAATACTAATAGAATGTTCTGTTTCTGCTGAAAATGTTGGACTACTTAATTGTTGATTTACCACAACACTATGACCTTGTTTTTCTTTTAATAATGCTAATGCTCCTGTATCAACTTGTGTTTCACCATTGCCACAACCAGTTCCTTGAAATAAGAATGGTACATCTTGGTCATCACCACTATCTTCGCTATATGGTGTAAGGTTATCGGCAGCACCTACGGTCATTGTTGGATAGTTACCATCAACATTTGCTTTGCTATTAACAAACGCAACTGCGTCTTCAATATCGTCTACTAAATCTTGAAATGTCGCTAAATCCCACTTTGTGCTATCCCATGCACCAGTGACATTATCACTATTACATTTGTATAGTTTGTAGGTATCGGTTGGGTTTTCGTAAACCACGAAATCGCCTTTGTTGTAAGTTTTTGTGCTATCGTATTCATCAAAGCACATAGCAATTAGTCTTTCATAGACATCTTGCGCCATATTTTGCTTATCGGTTGTTGATAAGCCAATTTTAAATGTTTTTGTAGCCATATTTTATCTCCTTAATTCGCTTGAATTGTCATAACGCCAGTGTCACTATCGTATGACATGATATATAACTCGGTGGAATACACAAATGTAATCTCGCCAGTGCTTTCATTATAAGGTTGCACTTCAAAGAACCCAGCTGCGATAAACTTTTCATCATACGCTGTCCAGTCGATTTCAGTGCCTAACTTATCCCATGCACTACCTAACCACACTACGTTATCGCCAGTAAATACTTGAATGTTACCTGCGTTAAGAGTGCCACTATCGGTAAGGTTATAAACGTCCCCTACACTTTGACCAGTGAGTGCATTTAATTCGGCAACACTCTTGCTACCCTTAATCTTGTAGACATTACTAATCGCATTTGCGACCTTTGTATCAACGTATGCTTTTGTAGTCGCATGTGTGTTGCTTGTAGGTGTGCCAGTGACAATAGTGCCAGTGCCACTTTCTCTACGGACAACTGCGCCATCGCCAACCAAATCACTATCAACACTATAAGTTGTTTGTTCGCCTAATTCATCAGTGCCATAAACTTTCTCGGCATAACTTGTTTTGCTAACTTTTAAACCTTCTAATATTGCGTTTAAATCGTCAACATACTTTTTGCTTGTCGCATGATTATTGCCAGTAGGTGTTGTTGGGACATATATTTGTGAACTTCCATCTCTTTGCACAACCATCAAACTACCAACACTGTATCCTACGTTATATGTAGTTTGAGTTGCAGTACCACTGCTTGTGCCATATAACTTGCTTGGATTTGTTGTTTTGGTAACTTTATTATCTAGCAAAGCATTTGTTTGTGTCTTGGTGTAGTAATCGCTTAAATCGATTTGTGTTGTGCCTAAATTAAGCCAATGACCTGCAACACTTTGTTCCCAAATATATTGATAATAACCTTCGTCGGCATTTGTTGATGGGTAAAGGTAAATGTATCCTTCTTCGCCAGTGCTTGCCAAGAAGTCATTAAGTGTTGGGTAAGTTGTGGTATCGACTAATGTGTAGGCATTTTTCTTAATCGTGTTAATCAATGACCTTAATGCACTATCAATAGCATCAACGTAGTTTTTACTTGTAGCATGCCAATTAGCAGTAGGTGTTAATGGAACGCCTAATTGACCAGCACTTGTCTTGATAGGAATTGTATTAGCCCCTAAAAGTGCATAATCAATAATTGTTTGGTTACCAGCATCATCAGTACCATATAAGACATTATCATACTCGGTTTGCTCAACAAACTTGATGATATTATCACTATCGAAAAAATCGCCTAGTGTTGTTAATGAGCCAACCCCACTCTTGTAATAGAGTTGAAAGTTAACAATGTCGATAGCGCAAATATCGTAAGCAGGAACGTCTATATTAGAGTTTAGTTTTGTTTGCACTAAATAGTCTTTGTAATTTGTATTATCGCTTGTTAGTGCAAGAATGTATGAAGTGCCATTATTTAAGTTTGGTAACGTAGCAACAATATCAGTGCTTACAACTTTATATCTCAAAAGTGCATGATTACCACCTAATAAACCATTTTCTTCGGCGATTTCGTAGTAAGGGCTTGTATCTTTCTTCTTGTAGTATGTCTTACTAGCAAGTGAGTAAAATAATTGCCCATTATCATAACCACTTAAATCTTCAAGTGTAATATCGGCAACAACTTGGACAGTATTGATGATATTTGCTTTATTACTTAAAGCATCAACTATTGTTTCGTATTGGTCTAGGTCAAAACTATAACCACTTGGTTTATGTGGCGCATAGTTAATACTAAACTTAACAGCACCAGTGACCACGATAGTCCTACTATCAATGTAGCCACTAATTTCATCTAGGTTGCTTTCGTCATCATGCTCGATTTCGACTTCGCCTTGGCAACCATTGAGCGAGATATAAATATCGCCCTTTAATTGAGTGTAATAACTACTTAAATCAAACACTACATAATACTCATTTAATTCTTCGTCTAAATGATAAGTAGGTAGTAATTGATAAAGTATTTTGCCATTAGGTAACTTAACATTTGCTACCCAAGATAACGCATTTACGCCACCAATATCACGTGTGTAAAAATGAAAAGCGTTAACATTACTTGAATTAACAAAAGTATTACCTGTAATTGGGAAGTGTGTTGTTCTTGATACGTCTTTGTATGGCAAACAGTCACTTCCGTAAAAAACTTGAATAATTCTACTTCCCATGTGTTGCCACCTTTGAAAAGTAATCATTATTATTTGTCAAATACATAATTTTACTTTCCCCTTTCTGTATTTCTAAAATCATTTTAAACTTATACCGACAAAAATAAAAGGGCATTTATTTGCCCTAGTTTAATTTGTAGTGATTTGCTTGTAATCTCAATGTTCGTGTATCAAACAATTTATCGCTTGTTACATTCTTGCAAATAAACATTAATTCTTTTGTTTGCTTATGTGTTTCAAGATTATACGAATGCCTAAAAATTGCAATATCATGACCTGTTTGAACATTCAATTGTTGGAAAAATGAATTAGCATTTTGTGTGGTATCAAAACGTTGAGCAGTATAAAACTCAATTGTTAAAAAACTATAATTTAGCGATGGTGTTTCTAATGACACATAATGAGAAAAATGAATATCTACTGCACCAAGCAAAGTTAATGTATCGGTTAATAAATCATTTATTGACTTGCTTGTAATAGCAGTATCTTGTGTTAAGTTGTCACCAACTTCATAAGAATACATATAGATGCAATTTCCATGTTGAGATAATATATTATCGCCAATTAAAACGTCATCACTATCATCGATTTGGCATGCATATTCAAACACAGGAACTTCGATGGCATCCTTTTCATAATTTGGTTCATTTAGTCTAATTTCATACTCGCCTTCATTTATGGCTTTTGTGTAAATATCACTTGGAATAAAGCATGAATAGTTATATAAAGTGCCACCACTATCTTTCCATGTGGAATATCCACTTTCACTATCGTGTTCTTCTTCATATTCATCATAAACTGTTGTTAATTCTTCGTTTGTTAAGAACAATAAATCAATTCCTTTAACTTGACCATTCATATCGGTATATGAGATGGGTGTATTTAATCCATCAGTTTGACCACTAAAAACTCGACTAATTACAAAGCCACTATAAACGTTTTGACTTGCATAACCAATGATATTATTATCGTTAAAATCGCAAATTACATATAGCATTTTATTCATATCGTAGTTAGTTGTTTCTAATTGAAAATACCAGCTTGTTTGTCCGTTTACTTCAATATCATAATCACATTTCATTACACATACAAAATTAATGCTTTCGTTAGGATATAACCCAAAGTTAACAATATTTTGTGGATTTAAATAATAATTCCATTCTCTATCGCTAGCACTTGCATAATTTAATTCATAATAATCACGATAAAGTTGTTTCCTTTTTACATTAAAGTTTTGAGGGATGCCATAATCACGAATATTTGTGTTTGGATTTACCATCATTGATTTTGTAGACACATATTTAGACATTGTAATTTCGCTCTCGATAAAATAACCAAAGTCATCATTTGTGTTTTCGTTTTGTGTAAAATCTAATGAAATATTATTAATAACATAATTATCGCTACCTATTGCAACTAATGTTCCAATTTTCGGCACTTCGTTAAAGTTACGATATTGTTTAAATCTAGTAATTGTATCACTACTAATTTCTTTTGAATAAGAATTGATAAGTTTTGACAAAGCAAAATTATCGGTTAGTTTACCATTTTGATTATATAAATGAATGTCTTTTTTTGTTCGTTGATTATCAACTTTAATTTTAACATCGCTCATTGGTGTATAATTGATTATAAATTGCGCACCACCAACCAAATTATTTCTATCACCTATAAAATGAATAACATAATCAAAACCTGCTAATTCAGTTGCTAAAGTTACTGTTCCATAGGTATTTGTAAAAGTGTAAAAAACATAATATGTTCCATTAACTTGCAAGTCTGTGTTTATAAGATTATTAATATTTATTTGACCACGTGTTCCTTGCACAACACTTTCAAATCCATCAAATCCAGTAATTAGATTGCTACCACGTTCCCACGCGATGCCTTGCCATTCTCTAGGCAAAGTATTTTTAAAATCTTTGTCGCAAAAAATAAATGGTCTATTATTTCCTGTGCTACCATGACCAATAAAATTAACATGCGCTAAATAAGGCACATTCTCACCTTTTTCAATCTCTTGCGTTGATGGATTTACAACGTTGCCATTATACAATGTTATAGTAGCCATTTTTGTAACGCCATCTTTAAATGTTTGCATATTTTGTTCAAAATCACTTACAAATGGGTCATAAAATATTTCAGGATTGTCTGGGTGTTCGGTATAACTAGCAGAGTATACAATGTCTTTAATTCTTTGAATAGCCATATCAAAACTTCCATTAGACATGACATTAATTCCTAGGTTTTCTTCTGCAATTAAAGTAGCACCAACGTTTCCACTAATATATACAGGTGCTTTTGTTCCTATAATTTTAATCCAATTGCCTTTAAAAACTTTGCTTGGCAATCTAATAACGCCATTTTGTGCTAATATCCTAAATGTGTCGCTACTTGCTCTAACACTACCTGTTGATGGATATGTTTTGTCTTTGCTAGATATAACATTTTCGGCATTACTAACAACACAAGTCCCAAAACTGTTTTTATCAATTGTCTTTGTTTCTCTAACGTCATCAAACGTATCGATGCTAATTGGTGCAACACTTGTGTTACCTGTTTTTGGAATTATTTGTAAATAGCAATCTTGTAATAAATAATCATCATCATCTAGCGATTGGAAGAAACCTAATTTAACACTCATATTATAAGCATCTAAAAACTCTCTTAAAGCACTTAAAATGGTATAGTTTTCAAACGTTTTAACAAATCCAACTTTCTTGTTTAAAAAGTTTGTTGGCGCATATATAACGTCGAATGCAAACTCGAAGGTGCTTAATGCAAATAATCTATTAATAAACTCTCCAATGGTATATGTTTCTTGATTAAAACCACAATCAGTTAAATCTCTAGCATTCATTAATTCGATAGCACCAAGTAATTTCAAAGTGTGAACATAAATAAAACCATTTTCGCTTAAATATCTTTCAATCTTATCGTGTGAAACAATCCACCATGTATTTGTTTTTTCGTGCCATAAAATAGTATATGGCTCAATTTCACTATCATAATAAGACCATACGTCAATTTGGCAACTATCTTTAGTGCCATCGATGACAAAAGACATATTGAAGTTTTTTTGCACTTCACCTAATATGCTACTTCTATAAGGGCTTGTTTTGTCATAAATGTAAACTAAATCTTTGTTCATAAATGCACCTACTTATTTTGATTATATGTATGCCTTCCTGTTAATATGTTTGTTGCTACTTCGTATTGCCCATTAACAATACCAATGCCATTTTCTAATTGCTTATAATTTTGTGTATTTCTTTCACGTGCTTGCTTTTGGTAATATTCCAACACTTTCATCATGCCTTGAATGACTAAAGCGATAATAATAGCAAGTGCAGGACCAGAGAAACCAATTTTTCCTGTTTCAGTGTTTTGTTTTAAAAGACCCATTCCTGCTCTACCTAAACGCATACCTTTTTCCCATGCGCCACCTGTCATTCTATTGATTAATGGGTTAATGGCTCTCATTTTTCTATTATGCTCAACGCCACCTTTTTCACCACCAAAAAGAGAAACCCATTTTCCTTTTTTGCCTGCGCCTTTAGTTGTTCCACTATCGCTTGTGGTTTTTCTTCCACTACGCTCGGCAGCTGCTTTTTGTTCGATGATAAATCTATAAATCGTAGCCATTAATCATTTTCTCCTTGGACTTGCATTGTTACGCCAATGGTCATTGTATCGCCTTCGGTGTTTTCAATATCTATACTTTCTACAATTTTAGCATAGAATGTTTTGATTTCAAAGTTGCCCCAACTAGAATAATATTCATTACATTTATAAATGAGATTTGGTGTCATTGTATTTCTATCGCTTGCGCTTATATTTTGTGTGCCAAATCTACCATAATCGTACCATTGTTCTAAAAGTTTAATGTTTAAATCTGCCACAAATGTATATTGTAATGTAATGGCAATTGCATCAGTGTGACTATTATTCAAAAAAGAGTTTGAAACAAGTTGGTTAATTTTTGTGTTAGCATTGTTACCACTAGGCATTTCAAGTGGCTCTAAATAATACTTCAATGGATTATTAAAAGTAATAGGTGTTTGTGCATTTATCTTGTATTTAAGAATGCCAAACTTAACTAAATCATTTCCTAATCTAACGCCATCGTTTACTAGTGTGGCACTTCCACCAAAACTAATCTCACAATATTCTTGCGCATTTAATGTTGTTGGCGTGTCACAACGTAAACTATCAAATGACATAGAAAGTTTAAATTTTTCAAAACTATCATGTTCTGGTGGGAATATAATGTTTTTATATGTGCCATCATCTTCTACAAATGCCCAAATGTATGAGTAAATATTAACACTATTAAACTCGTAATCGTCATATTGATTAACTAATGTATTAATTGCCACGTTTGAATGGAATGAAACAGTGACAATAGTTTGTTGATATTGTGTATATGAAATATTTGTGACCTTACCACCATCTAAATCGTAAGTTATATCTTGTGTGCTATCAGTATCATGGATAGTGATTTGACCAACTATTTCATTAAACTCACTAATGGTGCGATAACCATTAAGCATACATTGGATAGTCATGGTTTTATAGTTTGCGCTAATTGTTTCAGTACCATCTATAATGGTATCTACAATATCTTCGCTATAATTTTCGGTGTTCTTGATGACCTTTAACTTACTATCATTTTTGCAATATAAATAATCAAAATCTTCAACACTATCTAAAATGTCATTGTTCATCAAATAAGATAGTTTTTCGTAAATGTCGCTTGCATCTTCTAAATCGCCAATATAATCGCCTGTTTTCAGTTTTGGTGCGCCATCGTTATGCCCAATCGTTCCAACTAAAAATGGCTCTACATGTTTTTCACCATTTTCGTTAATGGCATTAAGCTGGGCTATGTCACATTTAGCACCTTTTAATTCATAGATAATGTTATTTATTGTTTCTAACATTTGGTCGCGATTTTCAAGAGTGCATCTTAAAGAACATGTCCATGTCATTGGCACTATTAAACATGAATATAAGTTGGTAATAGTAGGATTTTCAGGTGACATTAAAATGCCATTTCCAATAAGATTTGTCCTATTTTGTTGGTCAACCAAATCTCTATAACATTCAACAAATCTATCAACTTCATCTTGGTTTTTAAGTTGTTGATAAAATGAACTTAAATTGATTTGATTTCTACCACCAAAAAAGTGAACGTTTTTGATATGTTCTTGTAATAATGTTTGTTCTAATGCTTGTCTAACAAACTCTATTGGGAATGTTTTTAACATAATCTATCTCCTTAATCGTGACTACCGATGATTTCTAATATATTACTTGGCATCTCGTCAAATTGACTAAAATATTCTTCATCAAGTCCCAAGTCTTTTTTTCTTAAAACTCTTAATCCTTGTTCACTTGCCAATGTTTCAAGAATGCCACTATCTAAAATACGTTCAATATATTGGTAGTGGATATTCAAGTAACTATTGCTTTCTCTATTAATATATGCTCTAAAACCATCACCATATATCCATCTACTAACTTTGTCTAATCTATTGCGCTTACCACGAATGTTTTTTCGATATTCTTGTGTAAATGTTTTTCCGTTCCAATCAACTCTTTCATAATTTCTTTCACCAACATTTTCTATCTTTGCTTGGCTACCACGTGACTTTTCACTACCTTGATATGCTTTACGAATATATGGCGTATTTTCTAAAATATGATAGTATGGATTTTCACGTTCCATCTTTTCATTACCAATATCAAAACTAATAATATCTTGCATTTGTAATTGACTTGCATTCATGCTATTTTCAATGGATTTTTTTAAGTTATATTCTCTTTTTGGATGCTTTTGTTTATCGTTTTGCCACACGCCCCAACTAGATAAATATTCACCTTTCATCTCTGGCATTAGTGGTGAATTAAGGAATAAGTCTTTTAGTCTAGTTGTAAATGTAGTAATTTCAAAAGCCATTTTATCTCCTATTCTAAAACTAATTCAGTGCTTTCAATACGTGGTTTTAACATGTCCTTTACAAAAATATTACTTTCAAGGTAATTTGGTGTAATTTGTACAATTTTAAACTTTGTTCCATTTTCTAACCAAATGCTATCTTCTTTAGCAAATTGTTTTGTGCCAAAAACTGTGATGGTTATTGTTTCTTTTAGTTGTTCTCTACCATTAACATAAGATGGCACTAAAGTAAGGTTTTCTTTAATGAAATAAAAAACGTTTTCTTCAATATCATTGTTTGGACTTTTCCATTTGCCCTTTTTATCGTAAACTCGTCTATCGCAAAGAATAGGTGTTTTGAAACTCATAATGTTCTCCTATCTATCGTGACGATAATAAATACCCTTTTGGAAACCATTAATCTTGCCCATGCATAATTCGTGAGCAATAATATTATCAATAAATGGGTCAGTTGGGCTTGTTTCGTTTTGGAATATTAAATTGTAGATGACACGATATTGCGCTTTGAAGAAAGTATTAATTTTTTGTGCATCATCGCCCAAATCTTTTTCAATATCGCTTTCGTTACTTTTACTATCATCTAAATAGCATATTCTTGTGACTAATAAATCTAAAGCCAAGTTGATAATGGCATTAATAAAAGTCCCATCTAATGCATATTCGTTTAAATCTAACCCTCTTTGAGATAGATATTCGTTGGTTACAATATATTTTTCATTCATAAAGACTACCTCTACTTTTTAAGTATACAAAATGAACATTGTTTTAACAACAATTTATTCAAGTCCCATATTTTTTAAGTAGTCTAACTTCTCTTTAGTCTTTTTATTTATTCGCCAATAATAATCTAATGTTAGTTTTTGGTTAAACACTGCATCGTTACGATTTAACTTTTGGTTAATAAACTCACTTAACGATTTTGTCATATAATGATAAAGATAAACATTTTCTTTAGAATAGTTTTCATTAATGACAATTTTTGACCAACAAGGTTTTCCACTTGGTAAGACACTAGGAATAACGTTTTCTCTAGTTTTAAAACTTGCAAAGTGTGGTGATTTAATAACTACATTATTAAGACCACCTCTTACAAATGCCTTCCCTTGATTTTCTAAACTTCCTACGCCATTTAAACCTCTACTTAAAGTTGACTTTACTTCACGTTTAAATACTTCATACAAAGGTTTATTCATATTGCGAGTTATCAAGTCATCATCACCAAATAATTTCCATTTAACTCTAATTTGTTTAGCATATTTTAACTTGTATTGTTCTAACCATAATTTGATATTGCAAATACCCATCAAATATTCATCTATGTCACAAAATAAACACCAATCAAAATTGTGGGTATTATAGAAGTTTTCATATACTTCTTGTTGCAATTTTTCCTTTTTAATTCCACGAATATTAATTATTTCCACTCTTGGAAGATATTTTTTGTCAATGTAATTGCCTATATAATCATCTTCTAATTCATCATTGTCATAAAGGTATATTTTATCAAATCCCATACTAAAATAATGCTTTACCCATTCGTTAATATATAAATGTTCCTTTTTAGCCATCGCACAAATAATCACTCGCATAATTTCTTAATCTCGCTTAAAAACTTTTCTACATACTTTTCATTCTTTTCCAAATTAATACAAACTATTTGATGGTCTAAATCAAAGTCTTTATCTAATTCAGTATATAAGAAGTCAATATCACTATCTAAAGTGCCAAACTTATAGTATTCATATAATGGATAAATATATTGGTTGTGTTGATATTGTGTTCTAAATGCGCGAATGTGAGGAATAATCCTATCTTTTATTAATTCAAAACATTCCTTACAATGACTTCTAATCATAGGCGTAAATGAATGAACAGGTCTAATCATATTAAAATCATATTTTATGCCTAGTTTTTTAGTTAGTGAAACACAATTATTATTACATTGATACGAATACATATTTGAACAACAATCGAATTGGTCTATTCTCCAATTTATTTTAATTTTATCGCCATCAAAAAAGTCGCTAGTTTTTAATGGTTTACATGGTAGCATGTCATCATTAGCGTAAATAAACTTCTCGCTTAATCCTTTAATGTTCCACAAAAACATTTCAATTGTGGTGCTATTAAAAGTAGGCAAATGGTTATATGGAATAAATTGTTGATGGTAAACTATTTGCACATTTGGTGGCAAAAGACTTGGAATAATTTGTTCTTCGTTTGAAAGCAAAAGATAAATCTTATTTATCCAAGGCATATTCTTATTAACTAATTGCAGCTGGTAATAAATATAAGTGATGCCACTATATCTTGCACTATATAAATCAATAATCTTTTGGTTTAAATT